GGTAGCAGCAAGAAGTAAAGAAGTTGAGCAATATAAAGAGAAACAATTAGAAGTAAGAAAAGCAAATTTGAAAGTGAGGTTGAATAAACATGGCAATTAGACAGTTAATGTTAAGTAAAAAAATTGAACAAAGGAAATCTAGTTTAGCAGAATTATTAACAAAACAAGAAGGGTTAACAACTAGGTCAGTAGATCTAGAGAAGGCTTTAGAAGAGGCTAAAACTGATGAAGAGATTGCAGCAGTTGAAGAAGAAGTTAATAAGCTTGAAGATGAACAAACTGAACTTGATGGAAAGAAAAGTACTCTTGAAGGTGAAATTTCAGAGCTAGAAGGAGAATTGGAAAAATTAAATTCTAATGAGCCTAAGAATGATACAGTACCTACACCAAACGAAACTACAGGAAATGAAAGAAGCAAAGGAGTTGTAAACAATATGAAAATTAGAGGTAAATTCTTCAATGGAATGGAAAGATCAGCAGTACAAAATTTAATTGAAAGAGAAGAAGTAAAAGAATTTATTACTAGGACAAGAGAATTAATGGCCCAACAAAGAAGTGTTACAGGTGGAGAACTTGGAATACCTACAGTATTTTTAGACATTTTAAGAGATACTTTAAATCAATACTCTAAGTTAATTTCTAGAGTAAATTTAAAACCAATAAAAGGAAAAGCTAGACAAAATATAGCTGGAACAATTCCAGAAGGTGTTTGGATGGAGGCTTATGGAAAGCTTAACGAATTAAATATAAGCTTTAACCAGGTTGAGGTTGATGGATACAAAGTAGGAGGGTTTATAGCAGCGCCTAATACATTACTTGAAGATAGTGATTTTGATTTAGTAAATGAAATTATGTACTCTATAAGCCAGGCTATAGGTATTGCTATTGATAAAGCCATCCTTTACGGTACAGGAACAAAAATGCCTAGAGGTATTGTAACAAGATTAGCTGAAACTGCTAAACCTACATATTGGGGAGATAAAGAAAAAACTTGGACAGATTTACATACAAGCAATTTATTATTAATTGATCCAGTGGCAAACACAGATGTTTTATTCTACAAAGATTTAATTCTTAAGTGTGGAAAAGCAAAATCTAATTATTCTAATGGTGAAAAATTCTGGTGCTTAAATAACAATACTAAGGCAACTTTAACAGCAAAAGCATTAACGATTAATGCAGCGGGTGCAATCGTAAGCGGGCAAGGGAATACAATGCCTATAGTTGGAGGAGATATTGTTGAACTAGACTTTATACCAGATGATGTTATAATCGGAGGATATGGTTCACTTTACTTATTAGTAGAAAGAGCAGGAGCAACACTTGGACAATCTGAGCACGTACAATTTATTGAAGATAATACTGTGTTTAAGGGTACTGCTAGATATGATGGTAGACCAGTTATTGGTGAAGGATTTGTTGCTATCAATATTAGTCAAGAAGTTGGAGCAGTAGCACCAGTAGCAACAGCAGTAACTTTTGCAGCAGATACAGCTAACGTTTAGGAGGTAAATTATGAAGGTAAAGGCATTAAAGACATTTAATAATGGAAAAAGCATTTGCGAAGAGGGAGAAATTGTTGAAATGACAAAAGATAGGGTGGAAATGTTAAATTCCACTCCTTATGCTCCACTTGTAGAGGAAGTAAAGGAAACAAAAAATAAAAAGCCTAAGGAGGAATAATGATGGATATAACATTAATTCTCCAACTTGTAAAAAGTAAATTAGGAATAAGTTCAACAGTAAGAGATACATATCTTACTGCAATAATAAATGGTGTGGTTAAGGAATTAGAAGATGAAAAAGGGTTAGTGTTAGATGCTGCTAACCCTTATCATCTTATTTTTATTGTAGATTATGCTACATGGAGATATGAAAGCAAAGATAAAGATGGAGCTATGCCAAGGCATTTACAATTTAGATTGCATAATTTAATTATTCATGTAGGAGCTAAAAATTTAGATGTTAATAGTGTTGTTAATGTTGATGTATTACCAACTACACCTAGTCAATATACTGTTTATAGTCTTCCAGATGGAACTAAGCAAATGTATATAAATAATGCTTGGGCAACAGTTGACTTGGTTAATGGTTCGTGGATGGTGATTTCATGACTTATGATAATGAATTAACACTAGTTAAAGAAACTTATTCTTATGATGAATTAGGACAACTTACAACAGATGATATAGGAAATCCCATAGTAAATGAAGCTAAAGTTAATATATTATGTGGTGTAAAGTCTATAGGAAGGACAGAGTTTTATAATGCTGCTGCTAATGGGTTAAAGCCAGAGTATATATTTGTAGTGCATCAATATGAGTATAATGGTGAAACTTATGTTGAATTTAGCAAAGATAGTTCTTTAAAGCAAAGATATAAGGTTATAAAAACATATGATAAAAACTTTGAAGAATTAGAGTTAACATGTGAGAAGGTGCTAGGAAATGGCTAAAATAAGTGGATTATCAGATGAAATAGTTAAAGCATTAGCAGAATACACAACAGAAGTAACTAAAGGCTTAGAACAATCTAAAAAAGATGTAGCAAAAAGAGCAGTTAGCACATTGAAAAGCACAAGCCCAAAAGGTTCTACTGGTTCATATGCTAAAGGTTGGACTATAAGTAAAATTGATGGCAAACAAGTAGTTCACAATAAAACAGATTACCAATTAACACATCTTTTAGAATATGGTCATGCAAAAGTAAACGGTGGAAGAACAGTAGCAAAACCACATATAAGGCCAGTAGAGGAACAAGCAAGTAAAGAATTTATAGAAGAAGTGGAGAAGGTGATTAAAGGATGACATTAAGCGATATATATACAATTCTAAAGGCCACAGGCTACCCTGTGTCTTATTCGCATTTTACAGCTACTACTAATAGTCCTTTACCTACTCCTCCTTATATAACCTATTTGAGTGTTTATAGTAGCAATCTAATGGCAGATAACAAGGTTTATAAAAAGATTGATAATTTACAAATAGAATTGTACACAGTTAAAAAAGATTTGACAGCAGAGAAAAAGCTAGAGGATTTATTAGATACAAATGAAATTGCTTATGAGTCCACAGAGGAGTGGATTGATAGCGAAAAATTGTTTCAAAAAATTTACGAAGTGAGGTTGATATAAATGAGTGAAAATAAAATAACGTTTGGACTAAAGAATGTGCGTTATGCGCCTTTCACAGTTGCAGCAGGAGTAATAACATATGGAACACCAATACCGATGCCAGGAGGAATAGAGTTAGGGTTAGAGCCAAGAGGAGATATGACAGAGTTCTATGCAGATGATATTCTATATTATTCAGCAAGCAATAACCAAGGGTATGATGGAACATTATCTATTGCAAATATTCCAGAACAATTCTTAATAGATGCACTTGGAGAAGAAAAAGACAGTACTGATATGGTTATGACAGAAAAAGCAAGTTCAGTAGGCAAACCATTCGCACTTCTTTTTGAGTTTGATGGAGATGCGAAAGCAATAAGACATGTATTATATAATTGTTCAGCAAGTAGACCTAAAGTCGGTTCTAGCACAAAAACAAATACTACTGAACCTAATGCAAATGAACTTACATTTGTAGCAAGTCCAAGAGAAACAGATTTAGCGGTTAAAACAAAAACTACTGTAACAACACCAACAGCAATCTATGATGCTTGGTATACAGATGTATATGAAAAAGTAGTAATATAGGAGGTTTAATTTATGGAAAAAACAGTTGAAATTGATGGCAAACAAGTACTATTTAAAAGTACTGCTGCAACTCCATTAAGATTCAAGGCACAGTTTGGGAAAGACTTTTTCGCAGAAATTGTAAAATTAAATAAACTAAGTAAGTTTAAAAAAGATAAACCTAACTTCGAAGTATTAGAAAATGCAGATTTTGAGGTATTCTATAATATTATATGGACTTTAGCAAAAACAGCAGATAAATCAATTCCAGAACCAATAACTTGGCTTGATGGATTTGAAGAATTTCCATTGTTTGAAATACTTCCACAAATACAAGACCTTATCACTGCTAGCATACAGACTAAAAAAAAATAGAAAATGAAGAAAAAGGGAATGACGAAGTTACAACAACAGAGTTATTCCTTTTTTTATGCAGAAAAAGCAAACTATACAAAGATGATCTTGAAGATATGACTATAGGCATGTGCTTAGACTACATAGAGGAATATATGGAACGAAGCAATCCTAATAAAAAGACAAAATCAAGAAAAGCAAGTCAATCAGATTTCGATTCTTTTTAAAAGCGAGGTGAGAAAATGGCAGCAAGTAGCAAAATAAAGGGTATCACTATTGAAATTGATGGTTCTACTAAAGGATTAGATAAAGCATTAGCAGATGTAAATAGTCAATCTATATCATTACAAAGTGAATTAAGTCAAGTTGAGCGTGCATTGAAATTCAATCCTGGCAATACAGAGTTAATTGCACAAAAACAAAAGATATTATCAGAACAAGTTGTAACTACTACAGAAAAATTAAAAAAATTAACAGATGCACAGGGGCAAGTAGAAGAACAATTTAGCAAAGGTGATATTGGGGCAGAACAATTTAGAGCATTTCAAAGGGAAATAATTCAAACAGAAAGCAAACTTAATGGATTTAAACAATCTCTTTCTAAAATCGATGATGGTTCATCAGTTAAAGAACTTAAAAAAGATTTTAAACAAGTTGG